GCCAAGTTTGCAGCGCTAGCAAAAATGGAACGCAAGAACCGTGAGCGCGAACAGGGATTCTCAGCTAAAGAGAAAGAATGGGATGAAAAAGGGCGCAAGCTCACAGAATACGAGGAGCTGGTTAAGCTCATGGACGAGAACCCTCTTGAGGCTATTAAAAAGCGCAAAGGATGGGGACTCAAAGAACTCAACGAGCATGCTGTTTCGACGCAGACAGACGAAGACCTTGACCCTGTTGGTCAAATCACTAAGCAATTCCAATCTCAAATGGCAGAGATGCGCAAAGCTCTCACAGAAGAGTTTGAGAACAAGATCAAAGACAAAGAAGACGGCTACACTAAGAAAGAGCAGGAGCAGTCTGTTCAGCAATTCAAGTACGAGATTAAAAACTTCCTTTCAACTAACGCAGATGAATACGAGTTTATCAACGCCGAAGAGACTGGCATGGATCTTGTCTACGATGTCATTTATACCGACATCATGAACCAGAAAAAGCAGATTGATGAAGACGGAGAAGGCGAACTCAAGATGATGGACACCAAAGAAGCGGCCGATAAGGTAGAGGCATACCTTGACAAGCAGCAAGAAAAGTATTTAAACTTGAAAAAGGTAAAATCTAAATTTGGTGGGGAAGATAAAATTGGGGCATTCCTCGCTCAGTCACAACCCAAAACATTAAACAATAGCTTTGCACCTAAGTCAAAATCAGTGGATCAGTTAAATCCCGAAGAGAGAAGAATGGAAGCGGAACGTCTAGTTAAAAGCTGGATGGCATCACGAACATAAATCTAACCAAGGAACTTTAAATGACTTCAAACATGACGAATCTCTCAGCTCTCTACAAAACACTATACCCTAAAGGCGTTCCGTACGATGAAACGTACCAAGATTACCCGTTTTTGGCACTCATCCCACGTGATGAAATGTTCTACGGTGACTCTAAAAAAATTCCTCTTAAGTATGGTAACAACACTGGCCGCTCAAGCACTTTCGCTAATGCTCAAGCTAACCAGTCTTCTACTAAAAACGTAGCCTTCTTCATCACTCGTTCACCAGATTACTCTATCGCTGTTATCAGCGGTGAAGCTCAGGAAGCATCTGAGAATGACGCCGGTGCATTCGTTAAAACATTCCAACACGAAGTTGAAGGCGCAATGGGCGCTGCTGTTTCTTCTGAAGCTCAATCTCTTGCTGGTGACGGTACAGGGATCATCGGTCAATTCGCTTCAAGCGTTACTGTAGGTACAGCTGTTGCTTTACTTGCTGACATTGAGCAAATCACTAACTTCGAAGTTGGTATGACTATGGAGCTAAGCTCTGGTGGTACTCTCAGAACTGGTTCACTCCTTATTTCTGCAATCAACCGCGATACAGGTGTAATCACTTTCTCTGGTAACATTACTGCTGGTGTGGCCGCAGCTGCTGCTGGCGATTACCTTTCAGTTCAGGGTGACTTTAACTTGAAGCCTAAAGGTTTCGAGGCTTGGATTCCAACTTCAGCTCCTTCAGCTACTCCTTTCTTTGGTGTAGACAGAACTCCAGACGTTGTTCGCCTTGCTGGTAACCGCGCTGACCTTTCTGCTTACCCTATCGAAGAAGCTCTAGTTAAAGCTCTTAAAATGGTTTCTAGAGAAGGCTCTAAAGCTGACTACGCTTTCCTTAACTACGAGAAATTCGCAGAACTTGAAAACGCACTTGGATCTAAAGTTCAGTACGTAGACGTTGAATCACCAATCGGAATTGGTTTCCGTGGTATCAAAGTCTTCTCTGGTAAGAAGCCAGTTACTGTTCTTGCTGATATGACTGTTCCATCTAACAAGCTATGGGTTGTTCAAATGAACACTTGGGAACTTTCTTCTCTGAAGAAGTCTATCCGTATTCTTGACCGTGACGGAAGCAAATCACTCCGCGTTTCTAACGCTGATGCTGATGAAGTTCGCATCGGTGGATACAAGCAGTTCTCTTGTACAGCTCCAGCGTACCAGGGTAACTTCATTATCTAGTTTTATTACAAGGCCCGAATCGAAAGGTTCGGGCTGTCCTTTTAAAGGACAAACCAGGAGGATTTTATCGCAAACCGATATTTACAACAGTTTTTATACAGTTTCATCCACAAGAAGACCGAGATTGATGGCATGATTAGTCTTTCCGCTGCTGCTGCGGTTGTTTCGTCTGATATTCCAGGCGTTGCTTCTGTTGCTAAAACAGGGACAGGCGAATACACAATTACACTTCAAGACAAATACCCTGCTTGCGTAAGCTTATTCTCTCAAGTTGCTGAGACAGCTCAGAACCTTGAAGCTAAGCCTGGAGCTCAGGATGTTGCGTCTGCAAAGACTGTAATCATCAACACAAAAGTAAACGGAGTTAACACTGACGCTACGGCAACGTGTAAAATCTACGTTAAAATTGTTCTACGTAACTCTTCAGTAGCTTAAGAGGTTTTTATGATGGGAATGCTTGGCGATAACAAGAAACGAGTGGCAGCAATTCTAGGTGAGGTAAAATCTTACAAGAAAGATGTTCCTCAGGTTGAGGGAGACTTCTCTGGCGCGAAGGAAGCTCTTGCAAAAGAGATTATTGACGCTCTTAACGAGAAAGACCCTAAATCACTTGCGAAGTCACTTTCCCATTTTTTATCTATCTGCGATAAAGAGGAAGATTATTCCGAGGAGGAGTAATGACCACTCTCTTACAGTTACGAGACCGAGCTAAACAACGTGCAAACATGGAGAATTCTGAATTTGTTTCAGACTCCGAGTGGAACACGTACATCAACTATTCAATTTCAGAACTCAGAGATATTCTCATTTCCAAGGTAGGAAATGACTATTTCGCTTCGTCTTCATCTATAAGCCTACTCCCGAATCAAGACACGTACGCGTTACCATCAGACTTTTACAAGCTGTTGTGGTCAGAAGTCCTTGGAAATGACGGGTACTACTATAAGATGAAGCGATTTGAGGTAACTGAGAAGAATTACGGAAGATCACCTCTCAATTACTTTATTACGGACCTTAAATATCGCCTTAGAAACGATTCTATTGTCTTTAATAACCAGAACTACTCTACAGCAGCGACAGTTCGCGTGTGGTACACTCCAGTTTTAACTAATCTATCTGCTGACGCAGACGTTCTTAACGGTTTTAATGGATGGGACGAGTTTGTTATCCTTAAATCAGCACGTAAAGCGCTGGTCAAAGAAGAAACAGGCACAGGTGAGCTAGATCAAGAGCTTGCCGTCATGTATGGACGCCTTGAAGCCATGGGAGACAACAGAGACCAGGGCGAGCCTATGAGAATCTACGATAATGAGCAACGCCGTTACGGTGGTTCTTATTATGAACCTTAAGGCATTTAAAAAAATAGAAATTGAAGACTACAAGACTTCGAAGATGTTTGAAAACGTTAACGAGTTCCTGAACCAGCTAATGCCAAATCCTTTTATGATTGGTAACGTTATTGATGTGACTGTTTTAACAACAGCTACACAAATAACTCACGGATTAGGACAAGTCCCAATAGGATTCATGCTCCTGGACATAACCGCAAACGCAACAGTTTGGCGAGTAAGCTCAACTGATAAATTTATTACTCTACAGGCGTCGGCTTCATGCCCTGTTAAAATTTGGGTGTTTTAGTTATGAGTATTAGTAGTTTAACAGGAGAGTGCTAGTGCTTAAAAAACAGACTATAACCATTCCAATATCTGAAGGTCTTGATCTTAAAACAGACCAGAAGCAAGTCATGGCCGGAAAGGCCCTTCAGCTCGAGAACGTAAGGTTCTACAAGACCGGAAAGCTCCAAAAGAGATTCGGGTTAACCTCTCTTATAACAAATACTCAAACGGGAACACTAAGCGATATTTTTGCCATCGCATCAGATGGGGAGTCAATCAGCGCTCTAACCTCTAACGGGGCGTTTGCTTTATCACAAGGAGCTTCCCAGTGGGACACGCTTTCAGCGATGAAGGACACCGTTAAAATATCATCCGATTTTGTCGCTAAATCGGCATATAACCATTTTAATCCTGACATGGACTACAATACTGATCTTGGAATGATTGCTACGATTTACAGGGAAGTGCAAGAGTCTAACAACCTTCTTCCTAATCCAGCTGAATACGTAACGATCGTCTTAGAAGACGTCGAAACAGGGGTTAGAAAGATCCGCAAGATCGCCACAGGGAACACTAACTACAAGAAGTCTCAGCAGAAAATTATGCTCACATCCGTAGCTGGCGTGCCATACATTACCATTTTCTACGACGCATCATCTCAAAGATTAAGAAGCCAAGTACTAGACAAGAATCTAAATGATGTAACGGCTGCGTATACTGTTAAAACTTTCGCATCTTCTGCGGAATTCAAGAAGTACAAGTTAGACGTTTGCAGAGACTCTGCGAATATATTTCTGGCATATATGTTTGAGACATCATTAGCTATTCAAAAACTAGATCTAACAGGAACATTTGTCAGTAATTCGTCAAAAACAACAACCAACAGACTAGGGTCAGTACCTATAGAGGACAATGGATTTGGGTTTTCTGTCTGCGTAACAACATCTAATCTTCATGTATTTTGGATAACCAACACCACCGTTGCCACTTATCCGGCAAAAATAGCAGGAATAGGTACAGATAAATCACTAACAACAAACATTACAGAAACAGCTTCATCAACGGATTTTCCACTATTAAGAGATATCTCCATAGTCAGTAATGGGTCACAGATTGTAATGGCAACAACCGAAGGTGACGCGGCAAGCTTATCTGGAACAACGTCAACTGTTAGAAAGTTTACGGCTTCTTTCGCTGGTTCTTACACTTATTCCGAGCCAAGCCTACAAGAAGGAGTTCACAGAGCTGTCGTCTTATCTCGTCCATACATATACGACGGAGATTCTTTTGCTGTCTGTAAATGCCCAGAGAATGACCAAAATACTGGACTTATTTTAAACCTAAATGACCTGAAGTTCTCTGGTTCATTTTCTCCATTTGGGCTATCAAGCGACAGGCTGCTAAATAACTCAACAGCAGACTACACTACTGGAACGTGTAACTCGTCCATCCTTAACGGTAAGGCCTACTCAATGGTTGAGAGGATATACGGGACCAACACTAACAGCATTACGGCCTTTGATTTTAACGCAAGCGTTGCCATTTCTAAACTAGAGATGGATTTTAATATCGACACAATGTCGGGAGTTAAAAGCAAGATTGGTGAAACAATCTATTACACCAATGGAACAACTTTCTCTCTAGATGGAAGAGGGGCCTACGAAAGCGGATTCTTCCTTCGTCCGCTAGTTGCATCTCTAGTGTCAAACACTTCCGGGGCAACTACTCCGGCGGTAGCAAGTAAAACATTTAACTATATCGCTGTTTATAACTACTACAATGGCAAGGGCGAGCTAGAAAGATCCATCCCATCTCCTTCTGTGCAGATTGTTACTGCGGCAAACACGACTTACGTCGTTATTAAGGTTAAATCTCTTCCAGCTACCTACAAGGACATGGATTCAAATTCTGTGCAGGCCTATGTCACTGAGGTTGTTCTTTACCGGACAGCTACGGGAGGATCAGTTTTCAACCGAGTAAGTAGCGTTCCTAATAGTAATTCAGTCTTCGACTATGTTGACATGTATGACGCGGCTTCTGATGCTGACATTTCAAATAACGAGCTTCTTTATACAACAGGAGGAATCCTGGAGAGCGACTCTACTCCAAATGCTAAGTTTTCTGCGGCCGGAGGAAACAGGTTGTTTCTTGGTGGACTAGAGATAGAAGATGATATCGCGTATTCAAACAAACAATTGTTTGGTGAAGCTGTTTCTTTCTCGGACTTCTACCGTATTAGGATTTCTTCCGGAACAAGTGCTGACAAGTCCAAAATGTCGGCGCTTGGATACTTAGATGGTAAAATCATTATATTTAGAGAGAAGTCCATTTATTACGTCGCAGGAGATGGACCTAACGAGACAGGGCTAGGATCTTCTTACACTGAGCCTGAAGTTATATCTTCAGACGTTGGGTGCCCAGAGCCTAGATCAGTCATCAATGGCCCTACAGGGCTTCTGTTTAAGTCTAGGAAGGGTATTTATCTTTTAGACAGGGCAATGAACACATCTTACATCGGAGCAGGAGTAGAGGATTACAACTCGCAACCAATTTGCGCCGCTTACGTTTCAGACAAGTACAACGAAGCAAGATTTTTGACTACTTCTGGTAACCTATTGGTTTATAACTTCCTTTTTGAGAAGTGGTCAGTGTTTGCTGGGCAGTCAACTATTGACGCAGATATTTGGGCAAGTAATCCCGTTTCTGTGGTGAACGATATAGTTAAGCAAGAGGTAGAGGATTCTTTCACAGATAGCACAGTTCCTTATTCGATGAAGTTTAAATCCCCTTGGTTGAAACTAACAGGATTGGAAGACTTTGGGAGAATCTGGTCCATGGAGATTCTTGGGACGTTTAAGTCTGCTCATACGCTAAGAATTTCGGTTTATGTTGACTACAATGACACCGCCGTCCAAGTAAGGAACATAACGCCACTAATTACTGACAAGCAATATCAATACCGCTTACACTTAAAGCAACAGAAGTGCGAAGCGATGCAATTTCTCATTGAGGATATCTCTCCAGTAGGGGAATCAATGGACCTTTCAGCTATCGCGCTAGAGGTTGGTCTCAAGAAAGGGACTTTCAAACTCAATGCAGCGAGAAAATACTAATGTGGGCACAGTACTTTAAAGAACGCGAAGGTTTTGAGACACTTGAAAATGACAGGGGTTGTCTCACGTACCGCATAAGCGGAGATGAGTGCTACATTAAGGACATTTTTGTCCTAAAAGAGCATAGACGTTCTAACGTGGCAACAGAACTCGCAGATGAATGCGCAAAGATTGCTAGAGATTCTAACTGTAAGTTTCTTAGCGGGACTATTGTACCAAGTGCTAACGGGTCCACTTCATCAATGAAGGGACT